TGGCCAGGAAATCAGGGGCACAGGTTTACGCCAAGCTTGATGCCCTAACAACCCACGTTGGGTTTAGCCTTTATCGTTTTGATGCTACGGTAGTAGCTCTTCTAAAGAACGTTCCAAACCAATTGGAATCACAGAAGAAATAAGCCTGGCTTCTTTTAGCGGGTAAGCATAGACAAGCCAGTCCGACCTAATTTCTCGACCGGGTAGGTCCTCCCCCTCGACAATTGGAATATACGCACAAACGTTGGGAAGTTTAGACAGCTCTCGCAGTGTCTCGTGCGCCTTTTCCCGAGTAGTCTCAAGGATTTGATCCGGCTTGGGAATCAGGCCAATCTTAGACCAGCCGATCATGTGCTCAGAAACAGCATCGCCAAAATCAAGGGCAACAATCATCGGTTGCGGAAGTATCACGGTTGTGAACTCTTCCTCTGCCCGGATTCCCAAATTATGCAAAATAAAAGAAACGCGTTGCTTGCTAATGCCCATCATCCTGCCGATTTCATTGGCCGTATAGCCGTCTAGAAAAAGCTCGCCGATTTCTAGGTTTCGCTGGACCTTAATGCCTTTACGAACAGTCACCACATGCCTCCACAGCCCCTTCATGCTCTGGACACACAAAGAACGCAATTAGGCAGACCTCGCAGGGGCGGGAGATAAGCCGCTCGGCGCACGGGTCGCCACAGCCTTCATCTTTCCACTCAAGATCGTCTAGCGTCGCCTCTGGCTTTGTGGTCATGAGCACTTCTTATGCCTGTGGATATAGCGCTTAGTGGCCGAGCCGGTTGCGCTAACAACAATTGACAAAATAGTAGTAATTTCATTAGAGGCCATAGGCTTACCGCAAGACGCGCAGCTTCGCCCGGTTAGGACCGGGGCCTTCTTTTCCTTGCTTACCGAAACTTTACCTTTTGGTGCCATAGCTCCTCCAGTATTGGCGGAGGGCAGCAATGTGGCCCGGCAGTTCGTCCGTCGACGTACCTTGGCCTATTGCCCACCCAACCGACTGGGCTGAACCCCCCGCCTCACCTTGGATCAACGTCCAAGGGCGCTGCATCGCGGTCGGAAGGCGATACTAAAACAAAGTAGCGATACGAATAGGCCGGGTCAATAAACCAAAAATCTACGCCGGCTGTGGTATAGTCCGTCCATGAATCAGCACACGCCGCCTACCCCTAAGGCAGCGGCAATTTGGTACCTGTGGTCTTCCGCATTCAATATGTCGATGAATCTTGAGCCACGATGGCCGGATGACCCAGAACCATACTCTGTGCAATTTCCCGGCAGCTATGAATCGGGAGATTTTGTGCGGCTTTCGGAGGCCGAGGCCCAATGGCTCATTGAAATCAAAACTAGGAGGAATCTTGGATAGGCGCAACCTACTTATTGTACCGACAAGGAATCGTCCGGAAAGTGCCCTGGAGCTGCTAAGTGAATTTAACAAGACAGCGGTGATGTCCGACATTGTTTTTGGACTTGATGATGATGACACTAGCGAATACTCCGCAGAAGTTTTAGAGCATGCGGAGCGCAATCCCAGGCTTCGGATGGGCGGAACGCTTAATCTTCTTGCGGTCAAGTACGCAGAAGAATATGACTACCTGTCGTTTATGGGCGACGATCACCGTCCTCGAACCCAGAGCTGGGATCTTCGTCTTGCAAACATGATTGACGAAGGTCCAGGCGTCGCATACGGGAACGATTTACTTCAAGGGCAAAATCTCCCAACGGCAGTCATGCTGTCATCTGAGATTGTGCTAGCAATTGGGTACATGGTTCCTCCAGTTTTGGTGCACATGTACATGGACAATTTTTGGAAAGAGATTGGCATGGGCCTTGGGCAGCTAGCATACCGTCATGATGTGGTCATTGAGCATATGCACTACCTCGCGGGCAAAGCAAAAATTGACGAAGGATACAAAGAGGTCAACCACAGTGACGTGTATCAAAAAGATGCTGAATCGTTTCACAAGTACATGTCCGAGCAATTTACAAAAGACTTAAAGAAGATTAAAGGATGAATATTCTAATCACTGGGCATCGTGGATTTGTTGGCAGGCACTTTCAAAAGTTCTACGAAGATCAAGGGCATAAGATCCTAGGGGTTGACATCGTGGACTCCATGGACGTGCGCAAGTTCTTTAGCCTTGCAAATCACACAAAGTTTGACTTGGTGATTCACCTTGCGGCCGTTGTTGGCGGCAGGGCAAAGATTGAGGGCCATCCGCTGTCGGTTGCTGTTGATCTTTCAATTGACGCAGAGATGTGGCAGTGGGCTATTAGGACAAAGCAGCCACGGGTAGTGTACTTTTCTTCGTCGGCGGCATACCCCATTGAGCTGCAGACAAAGCAGTCCCACAAAAAGCTCACGGAGTCGGACCTAAACCTAGAAAATATCCGCAATCCTGACCTGACATATGGTTGGTCAAAGCTTACGGGCGAATATCTGGCGCATTTTGCCGAAGCGGAGGGGGTGCGCACGCACGTGTTCCGGCCGTTTTCCGGCTATGGCGAAGATCAAGCTCTAGACTATCCATTCCCATCGTTTATTCAGCGCGGCAAGAATCGAGAAAACCCGTTTGTCATCTGGGGTGACGGAACGCAAACACGAGACTTTGTGCACATAAGCGACGTGGTTCGCTGTGTCGATGCGGCAGTAACGCAGGACTATATTGGGCCTCTTAATATCGGCACTGGGCACCCAACAAGTTTCCAGCAACTTGGGGAAATGGTTGCTAAGGCGGCGGGGTATTTCCCAAAGTTCCAGTTCCTCACCGATAAGCCCGAAGGGGTAAATTGGCGGGTGGCCGACATATCCTCTATGCTAAAGGTATACACGCCAAAGATTGACCTGGAGACAGGAATCAAGCGCGCACTTAGCGCAAGGGAGTAGCATGAAGACTGTTGATTACCCAGAGCTCGTGGTTGGGGGCGTTTCCGCACCAATGGGTAGCTTTGAGGAGGAATTTCAGGCGATATTCTCCGAGGCCCTGAATCTTCTTATTCGCAAACAGGCGCGATATGGAAATACAAATATTGACCAATTGGGAATTCATGGGGTTGTTAGCAGGATTGCGTTTGACAAAGTGTCTCGGGCGCAAAAGTTTCTTCAAGGCCGGGTCATTGATGGCAAAGTAGTCCTTGACGAAATTGATGGAGAGACGGAGGAATCTCTTGAGGACACGTTAATGGACATGGCAAACTATTCGTTGATTGCAATATCCCTCCTGCGCGGAACGTGGGGAAAGCCATTGGCCCAAGGGTCAAGTGACGATTTTCCCCTAGAGGGGGATGCCGAGGGGGGCAACAAATGAGCTCACAGATGACGTTTGATGACCTTGAGCAAGAGTTGGAAATTATGTTCCCGGGAAACAGTCGAAAGGTTTCTGCAGACAAGCTTGCAGAAATGATGCCAAATTTTACGGCCCGGACGATTCAGGCATATGTTTACGGCCATAGGAATATTGTCGATAGGTTTAAAGACAACTTTATCCAGGTTCTGCAGAAAAAAAATCCTGAGCGCGCAAACGTTTTGCTTACAAGGTTTGCATCCAGGCCAAAAGACGTTCAAGAAATTTCCTCTTCTGCGCGCTACTTGAAGCTTCAAATGGCCATAGACAAGATGTGTATATCTTGCGCGGGGGATAGCCCGGAAGATGGCGGATATTGCTGGGACAAGACATGTCCACTCGCAGCGTTTACTAAGATGCCACTTCAGCACGAGGTGCCAGATGAAGGTTTTTGAGAGCGACAAAGAGGAATACCATCTTATTTTTGAAAGGGAGCCCAGGACAGGATTGACATTATGGGCTGTATTTGATACAGATAGTCGGACGTTTAAAGCGGTTGGGTTTTCCGAAAAATGGGACGACGCGGCCGTTGATGCGCGTGAAGTCATGAAGGGGAATACAGATGAAGCCAAAAACCCTTAAAACGATGCGCGACGCATTTAGCATGTCCGGATTCTCACGTCGCCCGGATACAATCAAGGAAATCCATAACACAAGCGACGACATCTTGGAGTTCGTTGACATGATGGCCCACGTTATTTCCCTCAAGAACGCTATTGGCGGCCCATCCCAGGGAATGTGTACTATTCAAAAAAATAAGAAAACATCAAAGCTGCACATGTATGTTGGCGTTACGATTGGTTCAGACCATCGCGGATATGCGGCAAAGCATTCAACGCTAGAAGACTGCGAGTCGGCCGCCTATATGTGGATTAACCAGGTGGCAGCCTCGTACCAGGTCCTGGTATGAGCGAAGCTGTAAAGAATGCAGTTTTAAAGATGCTTAAGGATCGAGCAAATAATTGGGTGCCACAAAACCTTATTCAAAAATCACTTGGGAAAGAAGATCGATTTGCACCGGCCATAGCTCAACTGCGAAAAGAGGGCCATGAGATCGCTAATAAACATGACAGTGTAAATGGCAAGCAGATGTGGGAATACATGCTTGTGGTGCGAAAATTAAGTGTTGCTCCGGGGTGGTATTGTGGCTCATGCAACAGTCATATTGCGCCAACCGGGATGCAAGCCAACACATTGTCAGAGCGGCACTCACGAAATTACTGTGTGTCGTGCGCTAGGAAGCGAATATTTACCCTGAGGTAATAATGGTAGAGAAAATTGAAGATGTCTTGTACGCTGATGGATGGGAAGAGTGCCTTGTTGGGCACGGTACAATCTTTCACGGAAGCGATGGGCCAAAAACCGTAGCTATCTATGATCGTGACAAGATGGTTAGGCAAATGGCTGAAGAGATTATTGAGCAGGAGCAGAGCCGCGACCAGGATCAGGAGGAGGGATTTGACCCTTACCTTGAGGCTGACGAATACATCTCGTTTAATGTAGAGGGAGCA